TCATGCCTGTTATGCTTTTTGTAAGTGCCGTTCTGAATTTACTTGGATCAAATGCCTTTGCCATAATACCTCCTTAATAGCCTTGTGGGGGGTTAACCCCACAAGTATATATTTTTACTGTTGTTGCCTTGCTCTGATCATGGAAAGAATATCTTCAGCCTTTCCACTTGGTTGAGCTGTTGCTTCAGCTTTCGGCGCCTCAGTTTTTGGAGCCTCTGCTACGGGAGTCTCTGTTACTGGAGCCGTTGCCTGCTTTGGGCTAGTATCCGCCTTTTGAGCAACAGGATCACCTGTTCTCGCAGACATGCCAGCTGGACGGAAATACTGTCCAAAACGATCCATGTCGTATGCTTCACCATCGACACTCGCTTCAAACATTTCCTTCATAACCTTGACTTCTACTTCGGAAGGTTTCTTCGGAAGGAAGTCTGGCAATTTGAATAAGCCATTTGCTTCAATGGCTTTCATCTCAGCATCACTTAATGGACGCTCACGTCTTGCCCAACTTGAAGTTGAGTAATCCGCATATCCGCCTTTTGTAGTTTTATTAAGACGGAAGTCTACACCAGCAGTATAATCTGTTGGCAGTTCTTCCATGTCAGGATCCATAAGAGCCTGCTTGATAATTTGGAAAATCTGTGGACCAATAATAAAACGTCTAATTGGATTTTCAGGAGTTGTATCGTCGCTTAATGCGTTTTCAGTTACAAATCCTTGGAAGATATATGATCTTTTCTTCCAATACTTACGACCCATGTCTTCAAGACTTGGATCCTTAAACCAGCCACGAACTTCATTAAGAATTTCACAGCTATCACCATACATTTCCATACAAGGAATTTGTACCTGTACTGGACGAGAGTCAGTCTCACCCTTTACACCTGCGAAAGGCAGTTTGATCATCAAACGTTCTTTCCAGAAAAATGTATTTGATTCATCACCATCAGGAAGGAAACGAAGAGTTGAACTTTCGCCTTCTTTCATATTCCAGAATGGAAAAATTGCGTTGTCCCCGCCGGAGCTTTGTGAACCACCTGTGCGTGATTCTTGTTCTTTCAGTTTTGCTCTGATCTCTGCTAATGTTGCCATAATAAGCCTCCTTTAAATTAGCCTTTGTATTGTGCCTAATCGCGTAGCACATAAATTACATACTACACGATAATATTTATAAAGTCAAGTGTTTTTTTTGACTTTTTCTGGTATTTTGGTTATCTTAATCCAGCAAGTGCTTGAATTCTTGCCATTTCTTGATCTTGACCAGCTAAAAGCTCGTCAATCATCTTACCAGCTTCGGGTACAGCTTCGTCTCCATATTTCTTTTGAACTGAAGTCAATACTGCTGTTTCCCCTTTTGGAAAAGCATTTTGAGTATAATCATACATGCTCTTCACAAATTCATCTAAAGGTGTTTCTTGTGGACCTTTTAGTTCATCACCTTGTCCTTTTGGACTTAGATCTACTGTATCCTGATCATCACCTTCTTTTTTATCACCAAAAAGTTTTTTATATGCCGCTACTCCCCCGACTGCCAAAGCCGCTACGACTGCCGCAGGCAGAGCATATTGACTTGCTATTCTTGCTAATCCACCTAAGTTAGGTACACCAGGAAGTAACTTCATCAAGTCAGCTTTTGATGGAATCTTGTTACCAAGATCTTGAACCGCATTTTTTATATTTCCAACTACTGCGCCAGCATCGTCGATTCCTTTTTTAATTTTTTTACCAGTATCTACTGCTCCTTTTGCCAAGTTTACTGTATCTATAGGATTTGTCGCGGCCGCTGTGCCGACTGTTGCTTTGACTGGATTTTTCATTGCCCAACCAACAATAGCTCTACCGCCCTTCATTGCTCCCTGTCTAACCGCTGGATTCATAAGACCCCTCATAGCAACCGTCGCCGCCGGAATCAACAAAGGAAGAAACGCAAATTCGTCAAGCTGTTGTCCTTCTTTGAATCCTCTTTTATTAAGGAAGTTTTGAATTAATTTTCTTGGATCGCCATCAGCCCTTACCATTTCTTTTCCAAATGTTGCTTTGTCCATTTTTAACACTTGGGCTAGGTAATCTGCTCCATGGGCTTTATACATACCTAGATACTGTTTTCCTACAGTACCTAATGGTATCACGTCATCTTCGTTAGTTTTTGAGGCACCTTTAATTTTTAGGGCTACTTCTTTTGACATGTTAACAGGATGTTTTTTTCCTGATCCTTTAGGATATTCAAATTCTTTAGCACCACTTAAAGCACCGCTTGCCGCCGCTTGTTTGAAATCTTCAAACGCTTGTTCTTCTGCGGTCAATGGTCTTTCTTGATTAAACTCTGCTCCACTTATGATATCATCTGCGATTGGTTCAAAGTCATAGCTTTCGGGTGCCATATCACTAGGGTCAAAGTAGTCTTCATCATTTACCTTGTCCCAAATATCCGCATAGCCTCTTCCGTATTTTTCAATGAACTCTTCTCTTGACATGTCAGCCGCATCGTCTTCCATATCCATTACCATGCCTTTGACTTTACCTTCTTGTGCTATTGCTTCTACTTGATACTCTAATTTTTCTAAAGCACTGGCAATAACATTTTCAGGACTCATAGTGTGAACAATGATTCCACCTTGAACGTTTTCATCTGGTTCTACATGAGCTTTTAGTCCCATGTCAACTAATTGCTTTGTCATCATTTCTGTTTCTTTTTCTGTGATGCCTCTATCCTCATCATAATCGCCATCTATTCTAAATGAATGTTTTTGTGGCTCGTCACCACCTTCGTATCCACTAGCTTCGATTATATCATCAGGACCAAGTTCTTTTGTTTTATTAGCTTCACTTACCAATCTGTAAATGTATGGAAAGACACCTTTTAGCTCTTCATTAAACTGTCTAATAGTGAGTTCGTCAATCCAACTATTTGAAACATCTTCTGGAACTTCTTCAAGCACGGTATTATCGAAGTTCTTAAATGCTTCTTGATATTTTGCTTTTGACTGTAACGCATGTGTCGTTTTCTTAACAGCTTCAATTCTTTCGTTTACAACGTCCATATAACCAGCAAGTCCTTCAGCCATTACACTTGAGCGATTCATGTAAGTTTTGAATTTGCGTAGTTTTGAAAGCTCTTCAGATAGTCCTATAATGTGTTTACCAAAATCATCATATGGTGTTCCGCCTTCGGCAACGTGCATGGACATAGCCCTTGCTCCGTTTAAGTGTTTCATTGGATATTTAAATCTTTCTCCTGATTCACTTTCAATGTAAATTCCAGCAATGTCTCTTGTTCTACCTGCTGGCTGTTCATGATTGATTGGCTGTGAATGCTTCACAATCATTTTAGCTGAACCAATGTCTTGAAAACTGGTTCTGCTTGTTCCGTATAGTTTTGATTCGCTCATTTGTTTCTCCGTGCTTAGATATTCATAATCTCTTTTGTCTAAACTGTTTTTAGTAATATCTCTTGTATCAAAGTTTAACATTCTTTTTTTAGCAAACAGTCTAAGTTCTTTTAAAAAACTAAACCAGTTACTTTTCAAACTGGCATTATTTGAATCAAACAGTTTTGTGCTAAACATTACAGCAATACCGTTTTCATCTAAACTTATACTTACCTTTTTACCTGGCTGAAAGTCAAATTCAAAGAATCTTCCCTCTTTTGGCATATTAGTTATAGTTGCGTCATTATCGCCAACAGTAACAGAAGGATATCTTCCTCTGATTTTGTTAAAAAGCTCGTCTGCTATGTATTCAAGGTTTTTCATATTAATATTTATCCTAAACCGCCTGTAACGTATATAGGCATAGGGGGCTCAAATGGCTCTTCGCCCTCTGCCTGACTGAAGGAATTGTATATTCTAGGATCCCAATCCTTTAAAACAGCCATCATGCGTAATGCTAACAATGTTGCACTTACAAGATCATCTGTATGCCCTACTTTTGCTTTGAAACTAGTGCCTGTTGCTACAAAATTCTTTAGTTCAGTAATCAAAGCCGCACTATTTAAATGTATTTTATCGTTTTCAATCATAGTTTTCAGTCTGCTACAAGCTGTGATTTTTGTACCATGAGTTGTGTTAAATCCTTTTCTAAACTTACGCACATGCCCTTTACGCATCGGTTCACTGATAAAAAGACCTGGTATGTTTTCTTCTCCGTAGTCATTAATTACTATCAGTGCCGCTTCTCCTATAGCATTGTTTTCAACACTCCAGTAAATGTTTGTTCCAGTATTTTTACAGTTATCTTTTAGATGTTGACAGATATCTTTAAGTATTCTAATTTGTGCGGGAATTGGAGTTTCGTTATGTCTCCACTCAGCAACTTGTTTATAGCTTGGAACTTCAAAAACCTGTATGGCCGCAAAGTCACCTCCTGTACCCATGCTAGGATCTAATGCTACCACGTAATTTTCAGAAGATTTGATATCTTCATACCAACGTGTTTGTCCCATATTCATTTTAGGAGTGGCAGATTCAAGCGTAGAAAGTTTTATGCTGTTTATAAGCGTTTCATCATAAACTAAAAATTCACAGCCATATTCTCGTCTAAATCTTTCTTCGCCTATTCTGCCTATTTCTGCTTCTCGCCATTCATCATCTCTATCAGGGTGTTCATCCCATTTAGCGGTAAATCCATGGAAACCATTCATGCCCACTTCTTGTTCATTACCATTGGCATCAAATTTATTTTGACTTTCTTTCCAAATTACAGCAAATGTGTCTTCATCAGAATTAGGTGTTGATGTAATAATAGCACGACCACCTGTTGCTAGTGTTGGAGATATAGACGTCCAAAATTCATCAGCAATGGTTGGACTTACGAACGCGAACTCGTCACAATAAAGTAAACTAATAGACATACCCCTACCAGTATTTCCAGTAGTTGTAGCACTAACAATTCTACTACCATTTTCAAACTCCATTGATCCTTTGTTGTAATTGACAACTCCTGCTCTTATAAAGTCAGGACATAATTCATATCCATATCTAATTCTCTGCATAATTTCTTGGGCACCTGTGTATTTGTGTGCCGCTATAAGTATAGTTTGATCAGGATGAAACATAGCAAACCACAATAGATATCCGGCGGCAGTTGTAGTTTTACCGCTTTGCCTTGGCAACATGTTAATGTTAAATCTATGTTCGTGATAACTGTTTAAGAGTTTTTGTTGATATGTATATGGTTCGAACAACATCTTGCCTTCAACAGGATGTTGAATGTTAAAAAATTTTTGACAAAAATACAGATATCCATTCTTTGGATCAGCACAAGCCTGTAGATCAGCTATCTGCTCTTCTGTAAATGTTTCTCGTGTATTGGCTTTTTTTGTTAATACGCCATCTAAACTTTTAACCATAGTAAACTATTTACTCAAAAAAATAGGCTCCTGAGAGCCTATTTGATTCGCAAAGTTTTGGGGGGATTTTATACTATACCGTCGCCAGTAATTTTATCGCCGAGTACTCCACCTGCTACACTACCTATTAGAGCAGGTGCGCCTATTTTAGTAGCTAAAGCACTACCTCCTAATGATCCCAATATTCCTCCAATTAATCCTGCTTGAAGGTCTTTGTCACCTTCAACATCATCTTTTCCAGGAATCTTTGGGTCATCTTTTTTTGCGGCTGATAAAGGTTTTGGAGTAAGTCCAGCGTTGGACATTAATTTCATTAGTTCGCCAACTTCGTTACAATCATCTGCTGTCATGTTGATGTTCATTGAAGCGGCTTCATTGACTGGTGTGTCAATAGCGTCTAACTTACTTAAAAGTTCACGCATCTTCATTGATTAACCTTTGTATTCTTTGTAAAGTGTAGATAGCTCTTCTTTGATCTTATCTGCTAGGTTCATAGGATTATCTCCACCTGCTACCTTTGGATAAGATTTTTTAGATTTATTAAGATCGTTTCCTGTTTTAATAACATCTGTGTATGGAGCATAATCTTCCAACTTCGTTGTCAACGCTATCACCGGTCAACTTATCACCAGCATAAGCACCTGCTATTGCTGGAGCATACTGTCCTGCTTTAGATAAAATATCTGTTCCCATTTTACCTAATCCTAGTTTTCCTGCGGCTTTCGTTCCAAGGTCAGCTAATGTTCCGGCTATACCTGAAGAAGCACCTGCCATGTTTCCTAAAGCGGCTCCACCTAAAGTTCCAAGTACTCCTGCCTTGAGATCTTGATCGCCTGGCACATCGTCTTTGCCTGGAATCTTTGGATCATCATATTTTGCGTCAACAGCAGATCTAAATTTTTCAATGTCTTTTCTCATAGGCATTGGCATGTCTCCGCCTACTGGCTTAGGATCCATTCCTGCGTTTCTCATCATTGACATTAACTGTCCAACTTGTCCAGCATCATCAGCAGTCATCGAAATGTTCATTGATGCCGCTTCATTGATTGGCTGTTTTTTTGTTTTTTCTTCAGTCTCGATGTTTGTCATCTGCTGAATCATATCTTTCATATTCATATTACTTGCTCCCTATCGGTGATTTAGTTCCAATAGTATCGCTTATGTCTTTGCTTTCCGGTGCTGGTTTAACATCAGCTATTGGACTGTTTTCTGTTTCTTTTCTAGCTGTTTCTAATTCTTTCAAAAGACTCATAACTCTTTCACCACCAACAGTTTCCTGTGCGTTTGGTACAGCCTGTCCCATATCCTCTGTGTCAAGTTTTGTTTGATATGGATTTTCTTCCTTTTGTGCTTGGTACTCTAAAGCAGGATCGTTCTCAGTTCGCACAATTATACTTGCTCTCTCAATGTCTGTGCACTGTGGAATGTATTCTGACAATACCTGTGGTGTTGTCGGATATGTTAATGTTGCTTCATAGTATGTGACTTCGCTGTTTGAAAGTTGTGGAAAGTCCAGTGGTTTTTCCTGTATAGGAGTTTTCTTACCTGGGCTCATTGACACAACGTTAAAACGTTGTAATGCTGTTTCCATAGAATCAGCAAAGCCTTCTGGTAGCTCTCCTGCTACACCAATTGAAAATTTGTACTCTTTTTTTGCTTCTGTTAGGTATTTTTCAAACATATTCCCGTCCTTATAAATTATTTATCCATATTCTTTAGTTTTTCCAGCAAACTATTGCGGTCTGTAACTATATAGCCTTCTCCTTGTACTATAGAGTCACCATCAGGCTTACCGTCTTTATCTAGCTTTTCTTTGCGTAATTGTAATTCAACCATTTTAAGTTTCTTATCTAATTTTGCTACTTTGGAATCTAAATTGGTTTTAAGCATTTGACCAGCTACTTCAAATACTCTACCCGAATATCTTGATTCAACATTCATTCCTAAATCCATTAAATCTTCATATGCTTCCATAGATTTTTCAGCCACTTCATTAAGCTCTTTATCAGCCATCTCTCCCAAGCCTTTTACTTGTGGTAAAGCGGCGGAAATCTTATCCATTTCTGCTATGTCACGCAATGTATCATTCTGTTGCTGAATAACTTCGTGTTTTTCTTTATCTTTTTCCTGCTTGATTATCTCTTTAGAATCTGGTAAATCTAGCAGTTCTTCTAATTTTTTACTCATAGCTCGAATCCATTATATGCTACTATTATTTATCACTTGCGTTTGCCCTGGTGAAACAATTCCATTTCTGTAATTACACGGAATTTGATTCCTTTTGACTTACAGTATTTACTCGCGGCTTCCCATTTAGCCATGTTAAGCACATATGAAGCTTGATTTTGTTTATTTTTTCCTATGTTCTCACGCATTGCTTGAGAGCTTGGTTTTATTTCTACAAGCTCAACTCTTGCTCTACCTTTTTTATCTTTATACTGTATAAAAAAGTCAGGCACATATACTGTTGGCTTTCCTGTAAGTGGGCTTCTAAAAGGTATTTTTATTGCTTCACTTGCCCATGATGCTATTGCTGGGTTTTCGTCACAGAATTTCATAAAATGAAATTCCCAACTTGATCTATAAGTTGGATTTTTATTTCCTACATACTTGTCCGGATTTTTAAGTGAGTACTTACCTTGAGCCCAACGCTTCATCGGTTACCCCATGATGTTTCTTGATTCTGTCGGCTTGCGTGTGTCAGCTATTCTATATCCTAAAGTGCTGATTTTTTGTCTATTAAAATTTAAAATTTGTGTAACCGTATAACTTAATTGTAATTTGTCTAAACCTTTGAGCGTGTCTAACAATTCGAAAACTTTTATATTATCTATCTTAGCCTGTTGTAATAGAATAGTTCCAGTACTAATGGCCGCAGATTTGTCAAAACCTTTATTTTCTAAAAATCCTATGACAGCATCTACATCATTACTTGGAAATGCTAATTCTTTTCCAAAATAAGTATTGAAATATCTTTTTACTACTGATGCTGAATCTGTATCTGGTTTTCTTGGTAAATTTATTTCAGACATTTTTTATTCCTCTGGTAGCTGATAGCTTATATCGTCAGCACCCGGACCGTTTGTACCACTAGCATCTGGTTTGGTCTTTGATGTTGATGCTCCGCTTGATGACATATTGTTAAATGCTTTTGCTCCTGCTACAGCTAGACCAGCAAGTGCTATTGTACTTGCTCCTCCACCACTGCCACCTTTTGGAAATGCTAGTCCAGAAACTCCACTTACATCTATGCCTGCTGTTTGTCCTATGGCGTCTAAACCTTCGCCGATAAGTTCTCCACCTATTCCGGATTTTGTAAGTCCACCTAAGTTTTGTATAGAGTTAGCCGCTCTTAAAACTGTGCCGAAGCCAACAGTTCCACCTTGAATGTCTGCTAACACAGAACCTGCTCCTGCTAAAACTCCACCAGCACCTAACAAACTACTTGCTCCGCCTCCTGCTAATGAAATAGGACTTGGTGTTTTATCATAATGTTCTTCAGCAAAACCTTTTGGTCCTGCTTTACCAATTGGCCCTCTGCTGTAATGAACTGTTTCATATTCTAAAACCATTTGATTAGATACAGGTTCACTTGCTGAATTGTCCATAGCATCATGTGACCAAGAAGCAATTATAGGGTTGACCAAAGTCATCGCTGTATAACGCTTTCTTGATAGTTGGTATATTGTTATATTGTTAAAAAAAGGAGCAAAACTATCATTGTCTAAACCGTATCTATAAACAGTTTTTCCATAAGCCGCTCCTCTGTTGTAAGCACTATGGTTGTGATATTCTTTTATTGTAGGATCAGGAGCACCTGCTGGCATTACTTTAGCATATTGTCCATCTCTAAAGTAATATCTGTAGTATGCTTCCCACATAGCTGTTGTAACTCCAAAAGAATCATCGTGAAATGTAACTGTAATAGGTTGATAATCGATACGTTTTTGAACCACACGTTTTCTATTGTACTGATGTTTGACATCTGTTTGTACATTGTATCTTGGAAGATCAACTGATTTGACAAGCATATTAAGTTCATTAATATGTTTTGCTCCTAATTGAGGAATAACAGCTGACGCTTCTCTATTGATATCTATACTTACGTGATAAAGAAATTTGACTTTAGGAGATAGCCTATGGCTATCATCTACATACAGTCTCGCACCATGCTGATAATCAGCAAGAGTACCTTTTGGGTTCAAAGCCCCTGAAACTACGTTATCTAAAAATCCATTTAAAAAGTTTGCCATACTAATATTTATCCTTAGTAATTAAGTACGTATATAATAAGATTAGCAACCTACTCCATGAACTTCAAAATCTAACGGATTATCTTTCGCCATAGACTTTATTTCAAGTACATTAAAGTTAGGATCTTCTACAAAAAACGTTTCCTGTTGGTAATCTGTACCTTCAAATCTTACGTAAGGTGTATCTAAAAATCCACCGTTAGCTTCTACACTTTCTTTTACAACTTGAAAGTCATCATATGGTAAATGAATACCAAAATGTGGAACACACACTTCTCCCATGTCTACACTATGTCGTTCTCTTTCAGGTCCTTTACCTTGTCTTGGTGTTGTTTCATGTAATGTTAATTCATTACCCCAAAAATCTATGTCTTGCCACTTTCCTTCTTCTGCCATGTCTAACGTACAACCTAACACCTTTTGATACCAGGGAACGGTTGTTGAAAGGTCGCCACCCTCGACGGCCAAATGAAATCTATTACTCAATGGAATCTCCTTTAGAATTTTCTTTGCTTGTACAGGTATTTAGTTTTAGGTCATAAAAAAAGGGCCCCGGAAGGCCCTTTTAATTTTTAATTTATTTTGTTAACTATTAACCGTTACCACCGCCTGTAATAGCTGTGTCCACTCTCTTTCTTCCT